CTTTGAGGCTCCTGCAAGATATTGATCATATGTCAGCTGGAATACAAGATATTCAGATCGGCTGATGCCCCAAGAGGGTGAATGTCAACTCTTACTATTTTAAGGGAAAACATTATTTTTTATATTTTTGATATATTTATATATTTTATATATCAAATACAGGTATAAATAAAGAATATGCAGTGAGCCTCAAAGACGTTTTTTGTATTTACAATTTTTGTATTATATTTGCCGTGCAATGAAGTACAAAGAAACAATTGCCAGACTAATTCTAATCGGCATTCTCACCCTGATTATTGCTAGCATGATTTCGTGCAATACCCAAAAGAGGTGCGAGAGATTCTTCCGCAGACATCCGGAATGTGTGAAATTAGATACGCTAGTTTACCGAGACACCTTCACCAAGGAGATTAAAGTTCCGGTTCCTGAGTACAAAGATTCTTTTATCATTAAGACCGATACCTTTATTGAAACCAAGCGTTTAATCGTAACCAAGTTCAAAGATAAGTTTACAGTAAACATTAAGCCGGATACTCTTATTTACAGAGATACGACTCGTCTAGAAGTCAAGGTTCCAGGTCGTGTGGTAGAAAAGAAAGTGTGGAACTGGCCGATAATTTTCTTCGCCTTTACATTGGGCGTACTGACTACCGTGTTTATATCACGTAAATGAAATTCGTACAATCTTTATTTGACAGCAGCGATGATATAGGTAAAACTTTGCTCAAAGCTTACCTAGTCAGAAGAGGTCACGTTATAACAGATAACGAAAATAGATATGGTATTGATTTATTTTCTGAGAAAGATGATAAAATATACCGGTGGGAAGTGGAGATGAAATCTCTTAGACCATGGACAAACAGAGAAGATTTTGAATTCGATACAGTTTCCTTTCTGAGACGCAAAGAGAAGTGGAAAGATGAATTGTTTTGGTATGTGATCATATGTAGAGAAACCGGAGCTGCTTTGATGTGTTCTTCTGATATTATTTTTCAGGAGAAGTATAAACAATTTCTGAGAATAAAAACTAATTATAGACAAGGAACAGATATTTTTTATCGTGTTCCAAAAGAATTATGTATATTTGTGCCACCTAAAGAATTTTATGAGCCTGAGTAATACCCAAGAGCAAATCGTTACAGTATGTGACGACATTAAACAACTCCTACTAGATAAGAATAGGAAGTATGGGGATTCTGCTATCAATCCTGTACGCATATTCAGTAAGACAGACGCTACCGAACAGTTAAAGGTACGTATCGATGATAAACTAAATAGGCTTAAAAACTTGCAGGAAGATGAAACTGAAGATACTATAACGGATTTAATCGGTTATCTGATTCTACTAAAGATTAAGATGAAGAAAAAACCGGAGAAAATAAATATTGATTATTTTTCTAGATTATGAAAATCTATTGGACATATTCCAAAACAAGTCTGAGGCCCAGCGAAGTGCATAAGCACGAAAGATCTATGCCTAGACTAAGCACTGATACATTTCACATAGGAGGATTGGGAAGAACACCAATCTTTACGCATTGTATAAATGAGCAAGGTTATATGTATGTGCTAAAGGAAAGGGTCTCAGATATACATATCGCCTTAATAGGTGGAATAGATGAAGAGTACAGACTCTGTAATACAGCGACAAGCGATCAACTGCTCACTCTTTCAAACCTGGTTAGATTTTATCTTTCTATGGGTTACAATGTAGAAGAAGGCGATTTACTTAATTTTGATTTACCGCAATGGCTAAAAGCAATAAACAAATAATCGAAGAGGAAGTTATTAAACTTCAGAAGTTAATGTCGTGGTGGGAATATTATACCGCCATTGATAATCCAATTGAAGCGAACAAAGCTCAAAAAGAAATTGAAGAACAAAAGCGAAAAATCAGCGAGCTTAGAAAAACTCTCGGAGTACCTAAAGGAAAATAATCTTTCTCCGGAGGATGCCATAGAGAAACTGCAGGTTCAGAACTTTGATCCTGCCAAGGACTTCTATGGGACTTTAGTCTCAGCATCTAAGCAATTAATGCAGAAAGTTCGGGATGAAGTTCTCGATTTGGATGATCCTTATCAGAAGGGTTTATTCCAATTGCTACAAGCTGGAGATAAAATTAACAAGAGTCTGAAGCTTGCTAAACTGGAAGCGTATCCGGAAGATAAACTAGAGGAAGACGAGAGCTCATTTTTGGATCGGGTCTCAGGGCGTAAATGAAAAAACCAAAGTTCGAATATAACGAATGGTGGTCCAAATATGGACTGAGCCTTAACGCTACCAAAAGCGAGAAGGATAAGTGGTGGATCCAAGAAAGAGAGTATTGGCTAGAGGGTCGTTTCGGATTAACCGGACCACACTACTTTGCCCTTACCCAAGGATGGGTTAAAGATGCAAGAGGCTTCAAGAAGAGACCAGTTTGGCGTGATATAGACGAATTGATTTACGAAGGTTACATGGAAGCTCGTAGGAGCAATCATGATTTATTTGTAACCAAGAGACGAGAGGTCGGTCTCTCCTTTGTCTTTGGTGGAATTATTCCGCTGTGGATAGCCATGACTTACCCCGGTTCTACATCTTTGATTACATCAGCAGATAAACAGCGTCTGACGGCTTTATTCAAGGATAAGGTTCGTGTGGTGTATGATGAGTTTGATGAGTATGCCCGGCCCGGTATTGTATCCACAAGGCAAGAAGGTTATCTGCACCTTGGTAAAAGAGACACAAAGACCGGAACAATAACTGGACTAGACTCCCAGATCATCACCAAGGAAACAGTTGATACTCCAACAGCATTCGAGGCGTATCGTGCTATGCATATTTTCATAGACGAGTGTATGCTTCACCCCAAGGCCGATCAGGTTTATAAATCTGCTCAAGCGAGTACGAAGTCGGGTTTCGTAAAAGTGGCTCCCATCGTTATCGGTGGAAGTGCCGGTGAAGCTACTTCAATCGGACAGAAATTGGCTAAGACACTGTGGGACAACGCTGAGTCGCTGAAGATTCTTACGCTCTTTCTTCCCGGAAACCAAGGAATCATGGAGGCTCCGGAGTTGGATGAGAACGGAAAAGAAACCGGACGCATACTGAACTTCTGTCCCAATGGGTATAGCGATGAGAAGGCTGCAACCGAATGGATTATGAAGACAAGGGAGACACTAGACAAACTGGATGATAAAAGTTATTTGAACTCATTTATCAAACAGTATCCGCTTGAGATTCAAGAAGTCTTCTCTGTTAGCGGTCACGGTGCTTTCCCTAAAGCGATCATGGATAAACTCGATACTCAGGAGAGGATTATCTTAGCGTCTCGCCCACCAATTGATCGGTCCGAGTTACATCGTAACTACGATGGCAATATAATTAAACGTGCTGCCATAACCAGTCCGATACACTTTTTAGAGAATCCACAGCCAGATCATACGTACATAGCCGGGATTGACCCCATTCCATTTAACTCAAAGAACATGGGCGATGGTTCTAAGCAAGCCATTGCCATTAAAGATATCGATACCAATAGGTACGTTGCGTATTATGCAGAACGGGACTCAGATCCTGATCAGATCGTTAATAATATGATTCTACTCCAGGAGTACTACAATAACGCTGTGGCCATGATAGAAATCAACCGGGGTGGTGTGGTGAAGCAGAAGTACAAGGATGCCGGAAAGATTCATCTATTGGCCAAGAAACCTATCTTCCTAGGTAAGGGATTTTGGAAGGACGATGATTCAGTTGGTTATTATAAGAACGATATTACAGCAGAAAGAGGCAACTCATACCTCATAGATTATCTGAAGACATACACCGAGGACATTTGGTTCCTCGAAATGATTCAGGAATTGAAAAACTATCTTGTCGATAACACAGATATCGTGGATGCCATGGTAGCGTGCGAGATATTCCATAAGAACATCGTTAAGAAACACGAACAGAAACAGCCGGAGAAGTTAACTGAGAAAGAGATTCCGGTCTTGGAATTTGTCAATGGCAGATACATCCGTGTTTGGAAGAAGGTTAGGGTTTAGGATAATTAACTTGCATCCGCTCCAGATAATTTGAAATTACATCTATGGTGTGGTCAGACAATTTGTCTCCATCCATGATAACCGGAACTTTTACGTCCCGGATGTAATGAATAACGATAAAGTCACGTACCGGACGCATCTTAAATCTCCTCCGCAGTGTGGGTACAATTACATTGTCAAACTTCTTTTCAATCTTAGGCGAGAAGCATAACTCATGAGTCAGAATCTCATCCTTGAGAGCAAATAAGATTCTGCGAAGATCTATCCCATAATGTGGGACATTTATCTTCATAGGAGTATCAATTGACTCGGCTTGATCGTCTCGATTAATTTCCTGCATTCGTTTTCAAAAAACTGGTAGTTCAAGTTGGACTTATCGAAAAGTTCAGTTGTGTTATAAGGTATAGTCTGAATTCCTTCGCACAGATGGTGTTCTCTTCCGTCCTTATTTATCTTCATAGAGGTCCCACCTTTGTTCACCGGAAGGTATCTATACATCTTACCAAAGTCCATTCTCTTTTCCTTATTGCCATCCAAATAAATGTATTCCACGTGCCATCCCTTAGATGCTTTATATCGACCACAGAAGTCTAGAATGTTCTCATGGTTACGTAAGGTATCTTCTATCGGAGTCCCATTGACAAAGTACTCACGGACAGCGTAAGGAACTACCATAAAGGAGTTATCCTTGTGCCAATCCTTTTTGGTCTCAAATGCACCTTTCTCTTTAATCTTACCGTTCTCAGATACAGCAATGTAGTTATTCACATCCCGGATAATCATTTTGCTGTAAGATGCGTACTCAAGGGTTAACTTAGTTTCCTTCTCCCAGCTTCTGCAAACTTCTAATATCTTTTCTTCCAATTTACGAGGTATGCTAATTGTCACACCATCTGTGTTAACCTGAAGCAGTTCTGCTCCGTTCTTAACCAATTGTTCCACGAGCATGGACAAGAAGAGCTGACCATTCACAGTAACCCCATAAAATACAAAAGGATCGAAGAAACATGACACATCACTACCAGTCTTACCGAACATTCCATTCAGTGCAAGTTTTAACGCATCAGAGGTCAGCGTATCTTTTTCCTGCTGCGCTTTTAACCTTTGCTGATAAATATCACTATACACATTTACAAAGGTATCCTGATCCATTTGGCGTGGATGTAAACGATTCTGTATAAATAAATTAGGATAATAAGACTTAACATCAATGTCCAGTATTTTACTATATTTACTGGACACATAAACTCCCGGAGTTATGCAACCATGTATACCACCCACACCATAATCTAAACACAGACCACCGAAGTTGACTGAGAAGGAAAAACTCTTTTTCTGCTGTGCTATTCTCTGCACACGAATATTGTTGTCCTTAAATTTATCGTATAAATCATTAACGTTTGAACGCATATCGAGCCCATCCACAAAATTTTGCAAGAACTGCGGGGAAGAAGTTGTAACTCTCATAAGTTCAAGCAACTTGTTAAACTCTTGAGCCTCAAACCTTACGTTAGGTAATATGATATCCTTCAGAGGCACATCAGATCTTTTACCACGTATCTCAGCCAGTTGTCGCATGGGGATTCCCATGGCCTCGCTCATGTACTTAAGGAAGATAGATTCTCCGATAACCACATCAGATTTATTCAAAACGTTCAGATTATATTTCTTGCCTATCTTTTTTCTGAGTTCAATTTTCTCAGAACATTTCTCATAAAACTTAGCGGTGAATAGTACATCGTTCTTGTTGTACTCTAGCACCTTAAGTAATTTTATCTTATCGATTTTCTCAGTATGATGAAAGGGCATATCCATCACATTGTTCCATCCCAAGGAAACCTCAAGTGCCTTCAGAGATGTTGAACGTGCCTTATTGTCATAATGATTCAGCAAATATAAGTCTAATTGTGGTATGTCTTGCTTAACATATTGTTTCTTTTCCCTGGAAGTTATCTCCTGAGCCATGGCATAGACTTGCTCAGCAGTACGAATTTGTCCTTCCCACAATGCTTTAACTATCGGCCAGTCAAAGTTCACGTTATTGAAACCAATCATTCCGGCCTTCTTTTTCAAAAGAGAATCCATGTAGGCAATAAATGCATCCAGATCGTTTCTGAATTCACAGACAACAAATTCATTAAATGTTTGATCCTCCGGATCGTAATCTATGTATGTAAAACAATTGGAGAATGTTTCTATGTCGTATACCTTTATCATTTTAGTCTATATGTTATTTGATTGGTTAATAAATTTCCGTGTGTTGTTTCTAGTTCTAAGTAGTAGTAGTCTTTTACTTTAATCCATCCCTCGCATACTATGGGAATTATTAATCCATGGTAATTGAATTCTTTGGATTTCAGTTTCTTATAGTAGTGTGGACTGAGGTTGAATTCCAGCACCTCTTCCCCACGCTTCCGGTGAGCTGAACAAATTATGTTCATCAATATCGCTATCATTTTTCAAGTGTATTAAATTGTGAAACTTCCCATCCTCGCTGTACTGTCCAGTTGCACGATTGAATTCGTAATCAACCCGGCCCAATTTTCCACGGAAGTGGTATTTTATTTTTTGCACGTATACTTCTACCGGATCCTTCTCTCCGTTTTGGAAAGAGCGGTGTACTGCCAAACCCCAATCCGGAACGTTAAAGAAATGGTGGGATCCGCTGATATCGTACAGCCTAGGTACATTATAACCATTGGCAGACTTATCCATCTTTCTTGGGTGAGCCACAAGTACTACGCAGACATTGTTCTTAACAGCAAATTTCTTCAGTCTTCTCAGCAGTCCACCGATTCTCTCGTTGGAACTTTCCTCGTCTCCATCCTGCTCGATGTAATTGAAAGGATCTAAGCATAGACAATCGATTCCGTGCCGTTTAACAAGCATCTCACCCAAGCGTAGCAGATTGGTTAGCGAGTAGTCTTCCATAGTCTCAACATTGTAGAACCAAAAGTGCTTATCTAAAATGTTCACGCTTGCTTCCAACTCACCGGTATTCATCTGATTCAATGGCTTGTTCAACAATTGCTCGCTCATCCGGGTAATTTTCAGCGGTGCTATGTTCTCAGGTGAGAAGATTCCAAACTTCCAGTTCTTTAGGTAGGCAAGGCGAACAAACATATAGTCGAGCCATGTACTTTTACCTGAACCCGGGATGCCTGTAACCACACCGAGTTCTCCCCGGTTCCACGACAGATGCTTATCGGTCTCAGTCATATCTACCAAAGCACCAACAGGATATCCATCGGTCTGAAAAGACTTGATGGTATCCAAGTAGTCCATGGCGTAAGATATTTCTTCCACCGGAAGTGGTTTAGCATCGTGGAATAAACGAGATATAAAATCCTGACCGTATCTCTTAAGGCAATCATTGGCATCCTTCTCGCTCTCCGGAAAATCTATGATACGGATATCATGGCTAGAGAACCTACGTGCTATGTCTTGGCGCAGTTTCCTTCCGGGCTCATCGTTATCAGTTGCAAGGTAAATTATTTTTGACTCAAAAAGGTCATAAGTAGCATCAAGCCAGTCAAGATTGTTATTGTTCCGACTAGCACCGTTAGGCACAGAAACTGCTCTGAGGTTAGACTGATGCCAGACCATTGTCTCTTCTTCTCCTTCGCATATGATAACATACTCAGAGTCTTTGATTGAATCCACATTATAAGGGATTTTGCGTGCGTCTTTGACCATCTTGAACTTCTTGTCAGCGGTCTTGAATTTGATATTGATAAGTTCATCGTTTAGAAAATAATTAAAGCAAATAACCTTGTGTTCTTTCTGATCCTGGGGCATCCATTCGGTTGACTCAGTAATTCCAAAAAGGTCCACTGTTTCCTTCGTAATCTTACGTTTCTCAAAGTAAGTATAAATCCCATCGGTCTGAATAGGTTTCTTTGGTTCGGGTCTCACATACTGATTAACTGAACCTGACCATCCGCAGTGGTGACATTTCCAAACACCGGTATCTATGTTTACACCGAGTGAAGGATCATTCTTTTTCTTTCTTTGATTAGAACATTTGGGGCAGAGAGTCTTAACCTCTCCGCTCCATCTGTTCCTCAAGTCAATTCCCAACCTTACAAGCTTGTCCGAATTCATCGTAGTCGTACTTACTTTCTATAAATCTAATAGCCTTCTCATAAGAATCCTTCTGAGCAATTATCTCTCCATCAGTATTGTATATCTTCCAGATCACACGGTCATTGGTAATGTTCTTGCTGATGGTGTCCGGATAGAAATAAATATGGATTTTATTTGTGTCCTCAATCGAGAAGTACCGGATGATCAGGTGATACCAATTCTTATTGATATGCTCTAAAGACATACCCTTAGTAAGATACGGTCCACCATCCGGGTCAACCATGTCATACACATTATCATCCGGCTGATACAAATCAGCATCATACTTGGCACGCATAAACTGCACACCTTCCATGATAACTGACTGGTCATCCAACTTGGTAAATGTAATTACATTGTTATTACGATTTACATACTCAAGTTTACTCATTCCAATGTCCTTCCATAACAGATAGAATCAATCCCCTAAAACTAGCCGGTGTATAGAACTTGACCGGGTAATCAAAGATTGTTCCGTACCAATTTGGATTATCATCGTCATTGGTTATCATCAAGGGCAAACCATTAATCGTTGTCTCAAAGTAATGGAATACTTTATCGTGACCGCTCTCAGTAGTTGTTACTGTTTTCTTCTGAAACCCAAAGTCTTTCTTGAGTCTCAATGCTTCTCGTAGATTCATAAATGTTTAATATTTGTTTTTGAATGTTTTTACAGAACTCGTTGTAGCCAAGTATCTCATCTGGTTCGCAGATGCTCTGTGCCCTTGGGCTGTGTTCACAGATGGAGAATGGTATCTCCTTGATTTCAGGTATCTTCATTTCTTTTTAGTTGTTTGTTCGACTAGATCATCCATGTTCTTAAAAGATTTGTAGCAACACCAATACGATGCGTATATCAAAAAGATAAAATATAGTATTCCTACGACTATGTCTATGGTCTTTTTCATAAGCAAGTTTACAAAAATATACTTTCTTTTTCAAAGTTCCAAGTCTTGATGGCTGCTTTCCAATTTTTCATTTTGTTTTTTCCTATCATCCAATTCTTAGCCTCATAGAAATTCCAAAACTTGGTAGCCTGGACCACATGATTAAATACTTTTTGTCTTGCCAGCTCATCAATTACTTCCTGAAGAGTTGGTGGAGCAAAAGTTTTTCTTTCATGTAGCTTATTCATAGCATCGATTAGTTCCGGGTTCTGAGCCCAATTGGGATCGCTCTTATCAAGCAAATGACTCAGCAGTTTTATTAATTCTTTGTTCATAGTTTTCTTTGATCTGGTCTAACAAAATTCTTTCATGCACCCATCTGTACTCAGTATACCACTCTTTGGTAAGATTGATAGACTGGATAACAGTAGAATGATTTTTGAGTCCTACGATACGTGCAATGTTTTGCAGTGTAAACTTTCCGTAGTTGTGCAACATATGGATAAAGATATGGCGAATCATTACCTCTTGTGAGGTACGACCTCTGCGTATCTCCCATAGTTCTCTTGGAACACCGAGTACATCTTCGATAGATTCTACAATGTTCTGTCTTACTTTCGTCTGCTGTTTTGTTTCTATGTATATCATTTCAGTTTCTTTATTGTTTGAACGTAATCCGGTGCTTCAGCATACTTGCCATCGATTGCCCGGAGATAATAGTCTTGGATGTGGATGTAGCATTTGATGTTGTCACGATACGTTTTGTAGGTTGCGTATGGTCCGTACTTGCCGGAGACATACTTGCAGTTGTGGTAAGTAATACCAAACATATTCTTTGCGTTCCTACCCACATTGCTCTTGCCGAGATTAGATTCCAGACGAGCCTGAGCAATCGCTACGTTAACTAGAACACATCCATCTTTGTGCAATTCCGCAGTCAAAGAATCTTGTGTCAGCGGTACATCATTGTGGTTGTGATCGGGACTCAGATACCGGTATATGGTCTGAATCTCCGGGTTCTTTGTCAATAGATATATATTGGTAATAACAACTACACCAACCATTATCAGTGTGAATAATTTCAACGCTGTTCTCTTTTTGATAGGAACAATGTTCATCTCATGATCTATTTTTACTTTCATATTAATAGGATTAATCAATAAGTTCAGTAATACATTCCGGATACCTTTCTGCGTATAACTTCTCGACTTGCTTAATGATTTGATTTTCTTTTCTATACATAGTAGGAACGCTTAACCAATTATCAACCACTCTATTTGAACTGATAATGGTTGTATGATTAATGTGACCCAAGTGATTTGCAATACTCTGCAAGGACATCCCGGTCATATTTTTCAGGAAGTAACCATAGATGTGACGTATCGTTACTTCTTCAATTTTCCTACTTCTTCTGTGTACCCAGAACTCACGAGGCACACCAATTACTTCCTCGATACAATCTTGAATTTGTTCTATGATTTGTCTGTCTTGTTTTGTTTCAAATGTTTTCATATATCTTATTGTTTAATATTTTCTGTATTGTACTTGTATAAAACTTACCACCTTTGTGACCACTATAACCTAAACGATTAAGTGTTTTGGCTATGGTATGCATCGACATACCTTCTGCCTTGAAGGAAAAGATTTGCTCCACGATCTGGTAAGTGTTTGGGTCTCGGACTAATTTACCATCCTCATGTATAAACCCAAGGGGAGGAGTAGCGCAGTATACTTGCAGATTCTTTTTAAGATTCGCCTTAACTGATCTGGTATACTCGGAGGTTACATCGGACTGATATTCGGCAAAGACAGCCATAAGATTACGCATTGCCTTGCCGGAAGATCCAGACATCTCAGGCTCCTCTATGGAATAGAACTTAATCTTTCTCTTTTCCAGCTCAGCCATGTGGTTAATGAAGTCCCGGAGATTACGAGCAAAGCGTGTGCTGTGCCATACGATAACTGCACTCACACCACCAAAACTTATTCTGCTAAACATTTCCTGAAAAGCCGGCCTATTGGTATTCTTACCGCTGAACCCGGCATCCTCGTAAATCTTTTCGAGTTCAAGACCACGACTTTCAGCGAACTCTTTGATACGTGCAACTTGGTTCTCAAGTGAAGTACCTTTCTCTGCTTGCATATCTGTTGATACACGGATGTAACCTAACGCTTTCATATGTTTCTTCTCTTTAATACTTTGGTTATAAACTCAGTTCTTGTTAGTCCTTTCATTACGCAATACTCATTGAGGTATGGCATGAGATGTTCCTTAACTGGGATAGTAATCTTAATTCTATCCTTGCGATTAATTAAATCACGATTCAGTAGGCTACGATGAGAACGCACCCGGTTTTCAACAGCTATGGTCAGCGCATCTATGGCAACCTTAGCATTGTCAAAACGAGATACGAACTCATTGTAGTCCTCTATCGGAACAAAAACATCAATCTTCTCCATTGTCTATTATATTTCCTTCCTGATCAATTGCCATGTACTCTCCATACTTAATGTCCAGTATTTCATTCTCATCATACTCCAGGGCGTACTTGATTGTTTCCTTGAGATTTTCTGAGCCCCATTGAAAATAAATTGTGTAGGTTGAATCCATTGCGTACACGATGCAGAAGAAGTTTTCTTCCGGGCAGTCAGGAACAATCTCACTACGAATGTCCTTTGCATTCTCGATCAGGTCTTCAATAATACTTTCAGGAGTTACGCTATCGATTAAATCGTCCTCGCTGTAGCCTACACAAAATGAGTAACGCTGTACCTTTGTTTGCAAGGTGAACGGATTAAATTCCACGCTACCCTGATCAATCAATTTGTTTATTATATTTTTCATTTTATTTATTTTAATCTTTCACGATTGCAACGACTCCCGGATTAACCCACTCGGCATACCATCCAGCATCATCAAGGAAACTTACTAATTCATTACTTACTCCCAACTCGTAGTGTTCATAATTTTCTGTCCAGTAATTTAGCAAATCGTATCCTCTTGAATCGAAGGAGTAATGCTCGGCAGATACGGCAAAGGATGTATCGCTCTTTGCAACCCAACCGGTGTTATCCGGGAGGATGTGAATTGTTGGGAATTGCTTCTCCAAAGCATCGATTAATTGTGTTTTATTCATGATTATTTTTCTTTAAGATAAATGGTATGTACTCTACTTGCTTTCAAATCTCCAAAGTCATCATAGGTTTCTGATATGGTCATATCGAAAATGTAATCATCTATGGATTCGATTTGATACTTACCTGAAGCCATCTTTTTGAGTGACCTTTGAATCTTATCTCTATATTGTTCAAGATAATAATACTCGCCCCGGCATCCACATCTACAGCAGTTGCCTTTGCCTACATATAATTTTTCTACTGACTCAATGTCAATTGTCGCAAACTTTTCTTCAGTTTGATTACTTGGTGTGTGTTTAATTGTGTACATGGTTTATTGTTCTTTTACTTCGTAGTTAATATACATTTCGCTGTCTACCCAATAGATAATATTATCGGTATCCATGTAATGGGTAGCAAGTGCTTCCATCAGAGCCCCAATCCTATGTCCTGGCCTCTCCATGATGTAATCCGGATTGCACCAATCTTCAACATCATTGCTATGGTAACTGATATAACCGCTCCGACTTGTGTAATTGTCCTTGATGTACTGCCTAATATTTTCCTTGTTATCGTTTACCAATACCATAAACTTTAGGAAGTTCATTTCTACTTCGATATATATGGTATCATTGGAGAAGTTATAATACTTTGGACTGTTAACTTTTTGGAATGTAGCTTCGATGGGAAATATATCTTTGAATTCACGCTCGAAGCGTTCAACAAAAGCAGATGCTACTCTGTTTTTGTAATCTTCGTAATCCCATTCGAAATCATCGTAATTTAGGTCAGTGTCATGCTCTTGGTTATGGGAGTAAATCTCATTGGTCTCATCGGCTTCAAAGAGTGTTCCGTAAAAGCCGGGAAATAAGGGGCAAAATGTTTCGAATTTCATACCATTAATCCTTCCTGATCTACTTGAATTAATCAACAACCCCGTTCCCGTAATAAAGATTAAAACTTTTCTTTTTATAATCGTCCGACTTCAACCATGCTTGGTACTTCTGTTCCCATTGTTTGTCTTGGAACTTGTAATAAGAACCATTGCAATATCTCAAACTATTGTTAAGTTTGTAGAACTGCTCAAACAAACCTATCTCGGTTTCGTCCTCAATGTCCTTTGTGTTGGTAATAACCGATTCTGTTTTAACATAACGAAAACCATCTTGGGTAACAACATCTTCACTTCTCGGATTCCAGTAATCTAGTGTTGCTTTCATGACCTAAACCATTATTCCTTCCTGATCTACTTGAATTAATTTGCAGAAATCCGGGAGATCAATAACCAAAATTCTGCCATAGTCTACACTGCTGTAGTAACCTTGTCTCTCGTATCGTTTTGCCCATTCCAATGTGGCTTTGTATGCCTCTTCTGGAGAAGAGTAGGTCTGTGAGAATGATATGCTGAACCCATCCGGGCTCAGCACATCGTATTGTTTATTGCTCATCTATTGAATTAATTAAATCTATCCTTACATCATTTATCATTTCGAATGTACGCTCAGTAATCCAATCACTTGTAAGTGCTACATCCAATATCTTGTAGGCTTCATCATCACTTACTTTGTAATTTTGTTTTACATCATTGATGTGCCAAAGGTTATCGACATAATAGCCAGCATCCTTTAGGACTTTCTTTGCATTTTCAATTTTCTTACTCATATTGTTTTTGTTCTTCATGGTTTTACTTCGTTAAATTGTTATACTCGTTTGTAATCTTTCTTTGAAAGTTTTTATTCTGCTGAACGAAGTCATCTAAGGTTGCGTAGTGAACTGCGTCCGATTCATTTCTATGAATCCAACCTCGTGTTGACCATAGCAATCCTTTGATTTTACTCATGCTAATAGTCTCGCACGATGTTGTAATTGTTACTCGTGTGGTGTTAAAAAGAACATACAACCCTACGTATTCTTGTTTCTCAAAACTCAATTGTGTTTCTGCGTGGTAGGGATTCTTAGCATAATAGTAATCCGAATCTTCTGAGAACATACGAAGTTTCTTATCGAAATACAAGTTGACCGGGGCGAACTCTTTGTTGAATTGTTCTATCTGCTCAAGCATACTTTCTTTTAGCATGGCAGACATCTTTATATTGTAATCCCATATGGACTTCTTAAACGCATCCACCTCTTGCACATCTTTCTTTAAGGATGCGATACTGAACCTTCCAGAATCTTGTGTTGCCGGTGGGTTTAACTTTGCGAATTCGTTTTGCAAATCTGCAATCAATTGGTTTTGAAATTTAGTTAGGTTATTCATGGTTTTTGATTTGTTTGATTTATTACTTTGTTATTGTGTTAAATTGTTCTTTGATTTCTTCTATTTCTTTGGGACTCAGTGCCTGAACTACATCCTCATTGTGCTTAGCAACCACCAAAGTCACATCCCGGTTCTTCGTATTCGGATTCAATTGCCAGCTGATATACATCAGACAATTTACGGAAGAACTCGGATGGTGGAGACCATGCACTATCGCCACTCAGCCTAGCTTCGGTATCGGACTCTCTGTTCCATTCAGCATCGAACCATCGTGTGCCGAAGTCTTGATATGAATTGCCATCCTCTACGATAGGGATGTTAAGAACTTCGTGAAACGAACCATACCACAAGTGTGGTGTTTCTTTTTTGCTTTCGATTAACCTTGCTTCGAGCAAGTCTAAACTTTCTTTAGAACCAATTAAGGTTGCGAAATTATAACAATTGTTTGCCATGTGATTAATTGATGTAAAATTGTACTAATGACTGCACATATTTTCTGATGCACTCGTATTCTGATTCTGATTCTTTATTGAATTCACTTTGTAGAAATATGCCATAGTGCAAGCAAGAGTGTTCCCAGCTTTCATCTAAAGCCATATCATCTAAGAAGTTATTCAAGTTCAATTGTTCCCACATAATAAATATGGGATAAGCGTCTAAACCAAAAATGTTTTTCATGTGTTTATTATTTTATATATGTCCTCCGTATGTAATCTCTCCGTTTTCTTCTACATCGTATCGTGACTCCGACTCTTGGTCTATCCAGTCCATGTTATCGCTGAGACCGAAGCCGAATTCGTAGGGTGCTTCGCTTAACTTCTTGTCCAGATCATCGGTGAATAGATGCTCGTTCTCCCAAATCCAATCTTGTACTTTGTCATTAGGAATGTCTGCCGGTACATCAATAGATACTGATGCAATTTTGTGGTAGACTGCTCGTGTTGTGATGGTTACTTTTTTCATACGTTAACTAGTCTTATGTAGGATGCGTTTAATAGTTTTACTTTGGATTTTATTTCTTCGATTATTTCTTTGTGTTTGGGGCTCAGTTTTTCGTACTCAGCAATGTCCTCAATATCTTCTATGCGACATATATCTTCGCTGAGATTACTTACATCTCTCCATTCCACTGCGTAGTCCCGGAAGAAAGATTCAACTGAATAACCCATGTCGGATACATAAACATCTGCAATAATTATTGTCTCCATATTATCTAATGATTTTGAATTTAGGATAAAAGATGCCATGCTGTCTCCACCACATCCAATCTTCTGGATTAGTGATACCACTTGCATCGTGGGGCTTACGTTTTACTTCTCCCCAAAAGAAGAGATTGCTTGTGAATATCATTTAACTTCCTTTCTATTTACTTTGGTTAATGTTTGTAGGTTAATGAGTCTGTAGTCTTCTTTGTCTAAGTCAAAGATTGTAATGTAGCCGAGTTCACTAGGGTTGTACGTGCGAGGTTTTGCATTGGGTTTCAGATACTTTTTTACTCCTGATCTTGCACGGACTTTGCGTACACTACCATCTTTCTTAATGAACTCTGCACTAAAGAAGAGCCCGGACTTAATGATTTCGATTGCTTGTTTTTTATTCATGACTATTTAATTTTTTTTACTAGACTATTGTATGTGCATCCTTCTGAATCGGTATACACGTTGTGATGTATTTCAAAGTTCTCTTGCAGATTCTTAACGTGTTCATCATACACCTGATTAAATCTATCTTCGCCAAGTGCTTCACGATATGGCGTTATGTATCTTTCAAAATTCCAAGTGTCTCTTGTATAGCCACCATAGGTATAGCAACTATCAATCATGTCTCTGAGGTTCTGTTCTGTGCTCATGTTTTTATTATTTAATTAGTTGTTTCAATTCTTTTTTAATTCTCTTTGCTGTCTCGCCTTTCCATGATGTTGCGTTGGATAGAAAGTATCGGATTAAGTTATCTGCTCGGTCATACATATACATCTCATCCTTATGGGTTAAGAACTCCATGACTTCGAGATATGGCTTAGCACCATAATTTACTTTCTGCCAATCTTGGCGAATCTCTCTTGCGATTTCGTGAATCGGTCTGTGTGTTTTTTGCTTTTGCTGTATCATTATGCTATGTCTTTTAATTGTTTCAATCTGCAATTTAATTCTGTGATCTGGTCTTCGATTTTATCTATCTCTAAGCGGATGTCTAACCAAAATTCGCACGCTGTGTTTATGTTTGCTATAATGTCATTATACTCCGGGTGCGGATGGATTAACAGCACATCATCATCCCAAAGTTCCAATAGATTTTCTATCACATACTTTGTAAGTTTTGAATTTGGGGTCATAAAATCTTCCAAAGGTTTTTCATACCATCCTTGGTAGAAGTTCACGCCAATCAATTGGCGAAACTTGTCAATGAACAAAATGATCGTGCGGTCGGAAGATTCGAATTTTTCGATGATGAGAGTATGGATATTATGTGTACCATCTTCATTCTCGTATGCAAACTTCCAATCTCCAGGATTTAGGATTGCATCAACGATTGCTCTCCAATTGCTGTAGTTATCTTTGATTTCTACATTAGGAATCCATCCCCAATTCTCGTAATGTTCATCGTTATAGAACTCATGCTCCAGATCTTTGTAGGTTATCTTACTGCACTGAACACCAGCGTTAAAGTTGTCGAAAACAATTACTCTGCCATCATTAAGATGCAGTACAATGTTTTCACACCCACCACCGGTTGGGTAGTGTGTGTAGTCCTTTACTTGTAGCATGGTTGCGATTTTGGCAATGTTTTGCAGTTCTTTTGCTGACCATCTGCCTTGGATTTTAGTGATGTCTTTGTAGTTCATGTGCTTAGTTTTTGTTGTTTCGATGTGCAAATATAGTTCTTTACTTTTACAATACAATACTTTTTGAAATTATTTTTTACAATCCATTGATCAGGTTAAACTCCTCTTCGGATATTACTGCATAGCCATTCCATCCATCATACTCACTAAGCAGTTCTAAGGGATTGGTATTGGGACTCAGCACATAGGTATCGTAACTACTAATGTTACAATGTTCGATGTGCTGAACGACTGCATGAATGTCTTCGTTTAATAGGATGTTACACACTTCACGTCCGAATAATAAATATTTGTTTTCCATATGCTTTAATTATTTAATTTGTTGATGTTTGCGATTACCGATTCGCACATTGCTGTGACCATAGCGTTGTAGTCCGAGCCTTCCATGGCTTCATCTACGCCAAAGGACTCAAGGATTACAAGAATGTCTTGCTGAATTTGTTCTTTTACTTCTTTGATTTTTTGTTCTGTGTTCATGTGATTATTATTAATGTTCTAAAATGAATACTGATTTACTTCCCTTACCCTCAGTGCCACTACATAGTCCACACTTGGAGCAGTTACTTCTAAAGTTCTGTTCTTCGGAGGCCGGGCAGTTGACCATATCGGTTAACTTGTCTTCGGTAGCCACGAATGACTTCCATCCAAAGGCACGAGCCATGCTCTCTCCACATGGTGTATGGGTCGAAGCCATGAAGAACTTGCTGAACTCCGGGTAACTCATCCATTGGTGGGTGTACCCAGTCCAGGACTTAGCCACACTTACGATATCGTTAACTAAGGAGTATGGTATAAGGATAGGTTCTCCATATGAACCGAAGCGGACGTACTTACCACGAGACTGCTCAACTATCTGCTCGAATAGTTTGGGGCTCAGATCGGGTATGTCATCAAAGGATGAGTACTTCTTACCTATAGAGCGGAGAGAAGAAAGGAATCCACTATACTGCATAAGTTTATGAGTATAACAAGCGGATAGTGATGCACCATTACTCACTGAGAAAGGACAATCGAAACATACATCCCCATCAGCACCGAAGAACTCTCGCATGGATGTCTTACCTTGTGCGAGTTCGAACTGAGACCGACTGAAATGGAATGACTGCACGATGGTCTCGCCTTGCTGAGCAATCTTTTTATTGGATGTCTTACCGAAGGTGAACAATACGATGGTATTGCCTTGTCTAAATACTACGTTTTTCATATGCTTACTTAATTAGTTTGCGTTTCACTGCATCGAAGATGTACTCATCAAACTCATCCACTATAGATGGGTGCAGACAATCGTAGTCCCAATCGTCTATGGTGAGGGACTTGTCTTCATTGATAACTACAACGGCAAACCCATCTATTCCAAAGGAGACATTGAAACCGATAAGTTCTCCGGCATCGTCTATGAATGGGACTATGGTAAGGCATGGCTCAAGATCTGGCAGACCCACTTGCTGTCCGCTCTCCTGATCAACGAAGTAATGTGCCAAGGATGGATGGGTTAATTGCAGACTGCGATATACCTCGCACGCTTTCTTAGGACTAAGATTTTTGATAAAGGGATTACCCTCTTCGTAAATAGATATTGTGTTCATGATATTTTTATTTTTGGGACTCAGATAACATTGTTAAAGAAAGCCACTACATCTCCAAGACACTTGAAGCCATCAATAAAGTCACCATCGGCTGGGTCTTGCTTAATGTTATGCAATCGGATAACAATAAATTCCGCATAGTCACCACGATGATCGGATGGCAAATAAAGTTTGTAATTTTGGACAAATGGTGGGTCTAATAATAAACTGACTATAACTGAGGGACATTCATCATGTCTGTCTGTAGTTTCTACAGCAGTATCACTACCGAATTCGTAGTTAAGCACATCCAATACATGGGTGACTTGCTCGTTGAAATAAAATGCTCTATTCATGACTATTAGTTATTAGTTTTGATTTGACTGATGAATCCGATGCCATAGGTGATTGCCAGAAAAATGCAAACTCCCATGAGCATGATTTGGTTTTGCTGATAAGACAGCACAGCACATACGCCCAAGGCGATTGTACACGATAATGATAATGATTTCATTTGTTTATTTATTGGTTAGGTTTGGGTCTCAGATAATCTTGTCCACTATATAAGCAAGCAGACAAACAAAGATGATGGCAATACATGAAGCAAAGCCAAATACGATTGCGAATTCCATATGTCTATATTATTTAGGTATTAGTGCAGTGGGAGGGAATCGAACCCTAACACATGGAGTCAAAACCATATGCCATGCCTTTACATTTGCACCACTGCGGAGGTATATCGAACACGTCCATACTATGTACCATACCATATTATTGGAGTCCTTACATAGTCAGTAGGAACGTGTGCCACGAACGATTGCAAGTTCCCTTTATGCAATCACGTTGGTATGTCAAAGAACTATCTTCGGCAAGGCCTCGCATCTCTGCTAATCGAGGATAGATTCGTAAATCTATCGGCCACAAACCCCCCCCTCATCCCATGGGTTTGGCAGTTCAAACTGCTGTTATCCGTTGATTCGCTCCCCTATGCGGTAACGCTCCGCATCTTGCACACTTGTGAGGGGATAAAGGTAGTTAGTCCCTAAGTATGGAACACTCTACCACATCAGCATAAGGCAAATCGAGTAAGGCACGAACTTGCATGGCGATATGCTCAAGTTCAACGCAGTTATCTTCGTCCAATAGGTCATGCACTACGCTGTCAGTAATTTGGGCAAAACCCTCGCCATTTTCAGTGCCATTTGCCCAAAGGGACAAGGCGAGCAATTTAGCGAATCGTTTCTGCCCACGAGCAGTAAGACCGCAAGTGATTCGTGCCTTAATAGACTCGTCTATGGTCAAAGTGTTAAGCAAAGTGATACCTTCGGACTCAATAGTGATGTCAAAAGGATTGCGAAGGTTAATCCCACTACCATTACCCATCATACGCATAGTGCCTATGGCGGTGTAGAATCGATGGGCTAACATACCTACCACTTGCCCTACGCTATGGTCAGCGAACTTGTTAGTGGTGTTGATTGTGATGGTGTGCACATAAGTGCCTTGCGAGAGTGTGAATGTGGTTTTCATGATTTTTTAATTTAGTGTTTTAATGATGTTTTTTTGTCGTTTCGATGTTGCAAAGGTAAATCCATTTCGAAATACCATGCAAGTGAAATCGAAAAATAATTTTAGAACAAATCTACAAAATTGTAAAAAAGCCAATAATGGTAAGGGTTTCAGAAAGTGAATTTTTTTGAAAGTTTTTTTTGCTCGTTGCGAAATATGGATAAAGTTCGATAGTTTTTAGAGGGGATGAGGGTAACCTTTATTGGGTAAAAAGGGAGCAAAAAAGTACAAAAAAAACGCCATGTGATGATCAGGAAAGCGACCAATAATGTGGACAGCCGGTGTCCAGGAAATTAGACAGCCCGGTGTCCCGGAAAGTGGACAGCAAAAGTGTCCAAAAACCTGGACAGAGTGCTGTGTAATAAAGTAGACGCTTTCCAGATCATGCATATACATATTATTTAGGTGCATGGATGTGATGAGGTATAATATATGCATATACAATCGTTCGATAGTGTATGCATGGAATCGTTTTATATTTTGAATTTAATCTAATGTAAATTGCTAAAGCATTAAGGATCAATGTTTTACAGCAAATCGCTTGAGCATAGGGGGGGATGTTTTTTTTGAACCACCGGCCCGGCTGTTTGCAGCGTATTACCTCCACCACCCACACAAACTTTCGCTTTTGCTCAAACTGCATGAATTTTTCTGTTTTTTCCATATAGAGGGGGGGGGCTTATTTTTTACCCCGGTATATATTTTGTTATATACTGTAAGTATATATTTTTTATTTATCTTTGTCATATGATTGATTTGATCAAAGAGGATAGATTAATTAAGTCGATGATTAATCGTATGCCTGCCATAGATGGCAGTGATGCAGTTATCTTGGCGGTTGAACCTGAGCATAGTGGGATACTGGCACAGCGTGTTGCTCATGCTATCTCCGTACCTACTTACATTCCGGTGGTCCTCTCGATAGATATTCCAGACGATAGGAGCGAGGAATCGTATCTCAAGATCTTTGGTTTATCTGCTTCTTCATTCCAAGCACGCTTTCATACTATTATTATATGCTCTACTTATACGTGTCCTTTCTTGGAGCGTTTGAAAAATGCTTTATTTGATTTAGGATATGAGTACGATGACTTATTATTCATGTCTATAGCGGAGCATTGGAATTCTGATTTCCGTGCTAATGTTATTGGTGAGTACGTTGATAAGAAACCTACCTTTTATTGGGAGAAACAATATGAAAAAGTTACAACAGATTCTTAATGCTAAAGGGGCCCAGCTTACCGAGGATGGTATTATTGGGGCTAAGACTCTTACTGCTCTTGATTGGTATATTACTAATAGGATTAATACCAATAAATGGCTGAGGCCCAAAGATGGCCTAGTGTTCTTGAGGACAGACGCAGTCTTTTCAAACACCTTTGACGATTACTGTGCTGTGTATAAAGGAGGAGTATGCGTAGCGGTTGTTCCATGTTCTACTACAGCCGGAGATAAGTATGTCTTTTCTCCTATTACCCATATGGGAATAACCGGGACCGCAGTAGCTGCCGAACAACAAGTAATCGGATCACATCGCTTTGTTACTAATAAGAAGTGGAGTACTCTTTGGCTCGGAGCCCCATACTTTCAGCAGATCCTTCCCATCACCATATGGAGAGATGGCAGTAGGGATAGAACAGTTAGTAAAGTAAATAAGCAGTTCGGCCTCTTTGGAATCAATATACACCGTGGTGGTGTAACTGCTATCGTAGGATCTTGGTCTGCCGGATGTATGGTCATTCCGGATAATCACTGGTTCCCGATCACTAACAATTTTGTTAACGGAGAATCAATAGACTTTACACTTCTAGAGATATAAAAAATAAGCCCCACTCACATGGGGCTTAATTCTTGGAGTAATTTTTTTTACTCTGTAGGAGGTACGCCTATATTGTACTTCTGCATAAGACCCAATTGAATCTCACGAGCGTGGTTAAGGCTGAACTCTCCACCGATCTCATTAATCTTTTCGTAAGTCTGAACAATAGCATCTGCTACTATTTCATTTACGTTGATCTGTTGCATTGCTAGGGCCGATACCATAGCACTGATTTTTTCTTGATTTTCCATACGGTGCAAATATAATATAAATTATTGACAAGTCGCAATCATTTTCGCAAGAGATATAAGACTGTGTTTAGTTATGTAACTCTCTCCTCCGCTGAAGATAACAGATAGTGGTTCTTCTTCTGTGCTTCTTAGGTCTTCGTGTATATGGTCTATATGGTAGAAGAGAATGGGGAAAGTGGCAGCATCGTAAATTGAACTGAGGCCCAAACTTTCCAGGTACTCAGTATCCTCCTCATCACCATCGTTGGCAATGATGTCTAGTATTAGTGGTGTTCTTAACATTTTGAGAGAGAGACAGGATTCGAACCTGTATGTACAGCATATTAAGGACGCCTGCTAAGCCGTAATCACCTCGTCTGTGATCGGATACCATTCCGCTACTCTCTCGTGTGCAACTTTTAAAATATCCCCAGAGTTGCTAACTGTGCCGACCTACGATTCGGAGAGACCACCGGTGCGCTTATGTCATGGGTTACTCTATCTTCGATCCTTAGTGGTGCACCACCAGAGGGCTAATTAGCTTAGAGTAAGTAGATACAAAGTTTTATCTATCAAAGCCATCATTTCGTCCATGATGTTCTGTAACTCGCTTTCGTACTTATCTCTCTCCTTGCGGATAATTGTTCTGAGGCCCGAAAGATGGGTGCTGGCATTCTCTATCTTAACATCTTTAACCACTATGTTAATCCGGCCATGCAAACCCATATAGGCTTCTACAAAAGAGTCTGTCAGATCAAGTATGCCGTTGTAGTAAGAATCAAGCGTCTTATGTTCTGAATAAGAACGAGTATTCCAATGTGCTAGATGCATAGCATCTCTGCTAGCAAGCAAAGTTCCGATAAATTGTCCTGGTGTCATGTTACAAATTTACTTATTTTTATTCAAAACTCAATTGATTTTCATTTATTGTAGAGCGTAATTCTTCTCTTACCTTTTCTAGTAACCCATATTCCTCATCAGTTAAGTTATCGTTGTACTTCATCTGATTCCGAAGGTATTGGTCAAAGGTGTGAACAACCAAAAACCACTTAGTACCTTCTACGGCATAACGAAAATCGTCCTGATCATCAGGGAGATTAAATTTAAGTATAGCTTCCATTTTCTATTTCCTTTTCTACTTCAGTCCAAAAGCGATGGGGCTCAGACAGATTTATCTTCCCCATTCTTTCTACGTCTACCAACTCTTCTTTTATTTTCTTTATCGTGTACTTGAGTATCCTCTTCACTAGTACCGG